GCAGATCAAAACGATAGTCCAGTACACGTTAACCTTGATAACCTTGAGGTTAGTGAAAGTGTAAAGACTATGATCCGCGACGAATTTGAGTATATTAAAAATCTATTTGGATTTGATAGTAAAGCTCATGAGATGTTCCGCAGATGGTACATTGATGGGCGTTTATATTATCATAAAGTAATTGATCTTGATAGACCTCAAGATGGAATCAAAGAAGTAAGATACGTAGATCCACATAAGATTAAGAAAGTAAGGCAGATAACTAAACCCAAGACTGCTGATGAATTTATGAAGTATGACTTTGGATCTTCCGAGGAATACTTCGTATACAATCCAAAGGGATTGAACAATACTTCAGCAAATAGTGGTATAAAAATAGCGAAAGATGCTATCACTTATGTGACAAGTGGTATAATGGACACCAATAGAAATATTGTTTTGTCTTATTTGCATAAGGGAATTAAAGTACTCAATCAACTTAGAATGATCGAGGACAGTCTAGTTATATACAGAATATCACGTGCACCAGAAAGAAGAATATTTTATATTGATGTTGGTAATCTTCCAAAAGTCAAGGCAGAACAATATCTAAAAGAAGTCATGAGTCGTTATCGTAATAAGTTAGTTTACGATGCAGGTACTGGTGAGATCAGAGATGATCGTAAATTTATGAGTATGATGGAAGATTTCTGGTTGCCTCGTAGAGAAGGTGGTCGTGGAACTGAAATTACAACTTTACCAGGTGGACAAAATCTTGGTGAACTTTCTGATATTGAATATTTCCAGAAGAAATTATATAGATCATTATGTGTTCCAGAATCAAGAATTGCAAGTGATGGTGGATTTAATTTAGGAAGATCATCAGAGATATTAAGAGATGAATTAAAGTTTGCAAAATTTGTTGGAAGATTGCGTAAAAGATTTGCAAATCTTTTTGCTGATTTATTAAAGACACAATTAATTTTAAAGAATATAATTACTCCAGAAGATTGGAATTCATTAAGTGATCATATTCAATATGATTTCTTATATGATAATCAGTTTGCAGAACTAAAAGAATCAGAATTACTTAACGAAAGACTCGGTACATTAGCAACAATTGAACCATATATTGGAAAGTATTATTCTAATCAATATGTAAGATCAAAAGTTCTTCGTCAGAGTGATACTGAAATGGAAGAAATAGATGAGCAAATTGAACAGGAAATAAAGGATGGAATTATACCAGATCCAAATGCTGTTGATCCAATAACAGGTGAACCACTTGAAGGTGAAATGGGAGATCTCGGAGATGTACCAACGGAACCCGATATAGATGGTGGTGTAACTGACGCTCAATTGCAAAAAGACACTAAAAAGGCCGAGATATAAATAAAATATATAACTATATTAAAATTTCATGGAAAAAATTGTAGACTTGATAGCCACCGACGCTTCTCCTGCCGATACAACAGATCAAATTAAAGATCTTTTGTATGCGAAAGCAGCTGCAAAAATTGAAGATATTCGTAAATCAGTTGCTGGTGGTATGTTTGATGAAACTGAAGTAGAGCAAGAAGAGGAACCAAATGGCGAATAGAACTCTAATTTTAGCATCGGAATCTTCTGTTGCTTCTGGTGTAGGAAATAGCACAACCGTAGGTAGTGCAACATGTGTTAGAGTTTTCAATAGCTCTGGATCTGATCTTGTACTTACAGTTACAGATCCAACAGGAGCAAATGAATATTCTGGAACAGGATCAATTACATTACCTGATAATGCAATTGAATATATTGAAAAACAACCATCATATACAATTCATGGATCAGGTGCTTTCAAAGCAACAAAAGTAGGATTTACAAATTAAGAAAATGAAACTAATTACAGAGGAAGTAGCAAAGGTAAAATTTATCACTGAAGGGAAAGGTGCTAAAAAGAAAATGTACATTGAAGGTGTCTTTCTTCAAGGAGAAATCAAAAACCGCAATGGTAGAATGTACCCTGTTAATACTCTCTCTCGTGAAGTAAATCGTTATAACGAATCTTTCATTAAGAAAGGTCGTGCTCTTGGTGAACTTGGTCATCCAGATGGTCCTACAGTTAACCTTGATCGTGTATCTCATAAAATTACACAACTTCGTCAAGAAGGAAATAATTTTATTGGAAAAGCACAACTTCTCGATACACCAATGGGTAAGATTGCAAAATCTCTCATTGATGAAGGAGTTACACTTGGTGTATCTTCTCGTGGAGTTGGTTCACTTAAAACTACATCCGAAGGATATAAAGTTGTAGGTGAAGATTTCATGTTGGCAACTGCTGCAGATATCGTTGCCGATCCTTCTGCTCCTGATGCATTTGTATCTGGAATCATGGAAGGAAAAGAGTGGGTTTGGGAAGGAGGAATTCTTCGTGAACAACAAGCAGCACAAACACAAAAACGTATTAATACACTTGTAGATCAAGGTAGATTAGAAGAACATAAGCTGAATCTATTCAGTGATTTCTTATCAAATCTATAAGTTCTATAAATAATATCAGATTATACCTAAATATCTAAAATGTCCGTTGGAACAACCTTACAAGAAATGGAAAACATCGAAGAGAACGTGGTAACTAAAGGTGCAAAACCTGCAGATCCCATGCCAAAACTAACAACAGGTGGAACACCACCTAACGTAGAGGATCTTGGTGGTCCTACTCCCGAAAACTATAAAGCTGATGACGATTCAGCAAAGTTAAAAACACCTGGTACAACCCTTAAGCAAGTTAAGGATATTGTAAACAAAGGTGCAAAACCTGCAGAGGCAACTCCAGCAGGAATGAAGGAAGAGGAAGAAGTTGAAGGCGAAGTAGTCGCTGAAGACGAAGTAACAACTGATGAGGTTGTATCCGAAGAAGAGGAAACAGCGGACGAAATTGTTTCTGAAGAAGAAACAACAGAAGAAGAGATTGTCGAAGAAGAGGAAGAAGCAATTGATGTCGAGACAGACATTCAAGCACTTCTTGAAGGTGAAGAACTATCAGAAGACTTCACTAACAAAGCAAGAACAATCTTTGAAGCTGCTATCAGATCTAAAGTTGCTGAAATGAAAGAGCAAGTTAAATCTGAATACGAAGAGAATTTAATTGAGCAAGTACAATCAATTAAAGAAGAATTAACAGATCGTGTTGATTCTTACCTAGAATATGTTGCTGACGAGTGGATTGCTGAAAATCAACTCGCAGTTGAAAAAGGTCTTAAGACCGAAATGACTGAATCATTCTTGACAGGAATGAGAAGTCTATTTGAAGAACATTATGTATCTATTCCTGACGAAAAATATGATGTACTAGAGAATATGGTAGATAAACTTGATGAAATGGAAGGAAAACTCAATGAGCAAATCGATAAGAACGTTGCTCTAAACAAGAGATTATCCGAGTCAGTTGCCGATGTAATCTTTGCAGAAGTCGCTGAAGGTCTTGCCCTAAGTCAAAAGGACAAGTTCGCCTCTCTTGCCGAAAATGTTGAGTTTGAAAGTGAAACATCCTATCGTGAGAAACTAGCAACATTGAGGAAGTCATACTTCCCAGAAAACGCTGGTGTTCAAAGAGACGAATCAGAGAATCTCTCTGAAGAGACTCAATCCACACAGTATCAAACTACTCCAGTTAGCAATACAATGGAGAGATACCTTCAGACTCTGACAAGAGTTTCTAACAAAAAATGATTTTTATATCATAAATTCAAACTTACTTTTTAAATAAATGCAAGCCCCAATTTCAAACGAGGCTCTGCAAGAGAAGTGGGCACCCCTTCTAGACTATGATGGTCTTGATGCAATCAAAGATCCACATCGTAGAATGGTAACAGCCGTTCTCTTGGAGAACCAAGAACAGGCGATCAGAGAGGAAAAAGAGTTCCTTTATGAACAGCCAACAGTAAATACAAACACAGGTTCAAACGCTGGTTTCAGTGCTAACGCAACTGCAACAGGACCTGTAGCAGGTTTCGACCCTGTATTAATCAGTCTTATTAGACGTTCAATGCCAAACTTGGTCGCTTATGACCTTGCTGGTGTTCAACCAATGAATGGTCCTACAGGACTTATCTTTGCAATGAGATCCAGATACACTAATCAGAGTGGAACTGAAGCATTCTTCGACGAAGCAGATACTTCATTCTCTGGTCAGAACGAAGGATTCGACCTAACCAACGGAATGACAGGTCAGGCAGTTGGTTTTGGTACAACTGGTGGTACCGCTTCAGGTGCTTCCGCTGGTACAAACCCAGGACTTCTTAACCCAGAAGCTTCTCAAGTAGGAACAACTTATCAAGTTGGTCAGGGTATGAGAACTGATGATGCTGAAGATCTAGGAACAACTGGTGACAACTTCAACGAGATGGCATTCTCCATCGAGAAGGTAACTGTTACTGCGAAGTCCAGAGCTCTAAAGGCAGAGTACAGTTTAGAACTAGCTCAAGACCTCAAAGCAATCCACGGATTGAATGCTGAGGCTGAGTTAGCAAATATTCTATCAACTGAAATTCTTGCTGAGATCAACAGAGAAGTCATCAGAACAATCTACAACGTAGCAAAACCTGGTGCTGAAGTTAATACAGCAACTGCTGGTACATTTGACTTAGACGTTGACTCAAACGGAAGATGGTCTGTTGAGAAGTTCAAAGGTTTGATCTTCCAGATCGAAAGAGATGCTAACGCAATCGCACAAAGAACTCGTCGTGGAAAGGGCAACATGATCCTTTGCTCCGCTGACGTTGCTTCTGCATTAACAATGGCTGGTGTATTAGATTACACTCCTGCACTTAATGCAAACTTAAACGTAGATGATACAGGAAATACATTTGCTGGTGTTCTTGCTGGTAAGTTCCGTGTATACATTGATCCATTTGCTGCTAACCTAGCTGCTGATCAATACTACGTTGCAGGTTACAAAGGAACATCTCCTTATGACGCTGGACTGTTCTACTGCCCATACGTTCCTCTACAGATGGTTCGTGCAGTTGGTCAGGACACATTCCAACCAAAAATCGGGTTTAAGACCAGATATGGTATGGTTGCAAACCCATTCGCAGAGGGAACAACTCAAGGACTTGGTGCTCTTACTCAGAACGCAAACCGTTACTACAGAAGAGTTAAAGTTACTAACCTCATGTAATTCGGATATTACATATTTTTCTAAGAGACCCTTGATGGGTCTCTTTTTTTGTGTTAGAATAAATATATCATGATCAGAGAACTTGTAAAACCAGAACATCAATTATTTCACCATCGTATTGAATCGTGCAGCTATAAATTAGATCGCCAATTTTTATCCAATACTTTAGTTGAAAATATGATACATTACAAAGGTATTGGTATATCAGCGAATCAAATTGGTATATGGGAAAGAGCTTTTGCAATGATAAGAGATTTAGAACACAATGAAATCATAGTATGTTTTAATCCTCGTATTATCAAGTCATATAATGAAGAGGTTGAAATGGAAGAGGGTTGTTTATCATATCCAGATGTTTTCTTAAAGGTTAAAAGACCAGATAAAATTGTAGTCAAGTATGAAGATGAGAATAAGAAAACTCATAAGATGAAGTTAGAAGGACTTGCTTCTAGAGTATTTCAACATGAATATGACCATATGGAAGGTATAGATTTTACTCAAAGAAGTAAAGATACTGTTAAGATTCCCTAACAATAAATAATGTTACAGGAGGTAAAGACAAATGTTACATTTATTAGGTAAAGGACAAGCACCAGAATGGGATGAAGATAAACATGATATAGAGGAGGTCTTTGCTCTTCTATGTTATCGTGGAATACATTACGCAAAATGGGTATGTATTGATGTTATTATAGAAGGCTCTTCTTGGTTTGTAAAAAACCCTAGAAAAATTGACAAATAAGTCTCTTTATGTTATGATAAGGTAACATAGTGACTAAATAAAAACGCATTAGTGATCAACAATGAAAAAGTGGATAGGTCTTAGTTTAGGTGCAGTTATCGGTATTGGACATATCGGTATGATTGGTATGCTTGCAAATAGAGAAAGTAAATTACCATCAGTAGATATTCCTGTAGGTGACTACACATCATATAAAGTAAGTGTATCGGAAGATGGATATGCTATTTCATACAAAGCAAATGACCCTAAAACAGCCTTTATCACTAAGGATATTAAGGAGAAAGGTGGTTTCTTAGGACTTGCAAATGAAACTACTGTAATTACAGAAGAATACTTCATGGATGGTAAGACCAATCAAGGTGGTGCAGTATCGAATCATAGATCTTGGTTAAGTGGAGACCCTGGCTTGACTCAGGAGGAGGCTGCGAATATAACTGCCGCACGAAAAAGTGAAGCCTGCATCGAAGCAATCGGATCAGCAAAAGGAACTGGGAGACTGGTTGGGACTAGTGTTGGTGCTGCTGCTGCTCCTACTGTTTCCACTATTCCCTTTGTTGGTTGGGTTGTGGCTGGTTGGGTAGCCATGTTTGGTGGTGATCAAGGTGCAAACATTGGTGGTAATATGGCAGAGGATCTTAACAAAAATTGTTAGGTTTAGATAAATAAAGATAAAGACGTAAAATAAATGGCCATAAATCCAGCCCTAAGACAGGTATCAAATAGGAACTTTTTGTCTCCTGTTGGTTTTAAATTAAAAATCAATAAGTGTCCAAAGGTAGATTTCCTTGCAACACAGGCCAATTTGCCAGGCATTACACTCGGAACTGCAGTTCAATCTAACCCATATAAAGATCTTGACGTTCCAGGCGACAAACTTGTCTATGATGATTTCCGTGTCTCATTTGTTGTAGATGAAGAGATGGAGAACTATAAACAAATATACAAATGGATGATAGGTTTAGGATATCCAAATAGTCAAAGAGACTTTACGGATATGAAGTTAGAAGATGTTTATCATCCAGAGATAGGTGATAGAGATAATCCTTATGCTGAGTTCTCAGATGGTACACTTCAGATATTGAATAGTAACCTAAGACCTCAATCTTATGTTAAAA